GCTTACGTTGAACTGTGTTCAACTTCCAACCGTATATGTATCGTACACGTACTCATGTAACGCCAGCAGAACCGGAGGGGAAGGTCACTATTCAGAGTTTTAATTCTGATGTGGGGCCGACTTCATCTGTTTCCGACTGGTTTCATCCTGAAATGCAACTCTTCGCAAGGCCCGCTTTTGTGGACCGAGAGGAGATAAGTACAGATCAGCGTGGAGCGAGAAGCTTCGACACTTGGAACAGCTTTGAGCATTATGTTTTGCTTAAGGAATTACCTCGATTGCCGATGCCTATCAAGTTCGCTACTGGGAGTTTTGTCACCCAGTGGCCAGATTGGACTCGTAACTACCACCAAATGGTGGTCTACGATAACCCTGTCTGGGGTGCGCGTGGATTCGGACTGGACACTATGTCCGCCTTTAGTGGCGAAGTGTCTATGCGTGATAATGCTGACGGAGGTCTTATTAAGGACCCCGATGCCCTCGGCGAGTTACTGGAGCATGGTTTTAACGCCATTATTCCAGAAATTCGTACGAAAGTCAGTCTCCTGAACTTCATTTGGGAGTTACAGGACGCTAGCAGTATCCGTGAGAGTGTGCGAAACTTCGTTCTCACCCTGAGAGCGAAAGGTTTGCACCTTGGTTCGAGGACGTTGGCAGATCTCTGGCTTCAAGCCAGTTTTAATGTTCTACCATTCGTCTCTGATGTGCAGAAAATGTATTCTGCACTGTCTTCGGCAAAAGAACGAGTAAAAAAGTTCTTAGACGAGGAAGGGAAGGTAAGGACGCATCATTGGTCCTATACATGGCGTGAGTATGAATCGAGGGAACAGACATCGGCTCCGTACTATATCGGGTATTACCCGAACGTATTGGGTCAGTGTTTCAGTACCTCTAACATACTCGCGAAACCTTCGAAGTTCCATATGCAAATCGAATACAGGTTCAACCTGTCCGATTACCAACGTGAGCATGCGTACATGCTTAGCCTTCTAGATATGTTCGGGATAAATTACAACCCGGCTATCGTCTGGAACGCTATGCGCTGGTCATTCCTCGTGGATTGGGTCCTTGGCGTAAGCCAGTACCTCGATTCGTTGAGGGTGAGTCATATGCAACCATCAGTAAGTATACGGCGTGCGTTGTGGTCAGTGAAAAGAGAGCGGTATCAGAGCACCAGCTTCACACCTAGTGTGAATTTGGATACTCAACCGACGCTCGAACACTCGGTCGCAACGCCTGGGATGTCGTACTCGGAGTCCGCTTACAAGCGGATGCCGATAACGGTCCCACTATCCGCGTTAACTACGCGGGGGCTGACATTAAGACAAATCAGCCTAGCAGCAGCTCTCGTGAATACGAGAGTGAAACGCAACCCAAAGCACTGGCGATTACCGAAAAACAAGGTACTCGTAGTGTTTTAACTAATAAAGCATGCTAACAAGCACACTAAATACCAACGAAGTCAAGAACTCCGCCGGCACCGAAGTTGAATTCGGTAAGCTGGATAACGAAGGCCGTAAGACTATATGGGCTCAGAAACCTGAGAGCCCTAGTCTGATTCATCGGATCACTATTAATCACAGTGAAACCGGTAAATCGATGAAACAGCGCCGTCGGTCCGTACTCCGTGTTGACAAAACTGTCATATCGGGTGTGGATTCGATTACGCCAATCACCGTCTCAGCTTACATCGTGCTCGATGCGCCGGTTGGCGCTATGAGTTCGATTGCTGAGGCTACTAATGTCCTCGCGGAACTTGGATCACTCGCCTTTACGGCGGGTACCAATGTATTCCTCTACGATGGCAGTGGTAACGGCTGTTCTGCTCTGTTAGACGGACTTAGCGTCTAGACTTGGTAGTCTAGATTAGCTGTAATAGCCCGCCATGAAAACAACAGAGCGAGTTCGCAATGCTAAGAAACGGCGCCTTCGGGCGCTTATCCTATTCATTGCCGTGTTAACAACTACAATCGTAGGTTGTAGGGGCATTATGTCCCTTACAACTGTTGCAAAGCACAAAGAAAGCTCAGTTGAGCTAAATCTAAGTGTGAGTAACCATCCTAGCACTAGCAATAGTGCAGTGTCCCCTTAACGGGGGGCACTCTTGATAGCAAGGATGTCGGGCTCGTGCGTTTTGCACGGGCCCGAGCATTGTAACGTCAAAGTGGGATCAGTTGTGAGAAATATCGACTAGTAGGCCCGTGCGCGAGTTAAAATACGCGGTCATGGACCTGTAAGCTAGTTCGATATCACATCTGAACCACTTGAGTTTGATTAGCTCTGATACACATGCGGGAGTCAGGACTTCCTGACTATTCACCCACATGTCGCAGAGCGGGTCAATCAGAGCGTACTTGGTCCCTACGGGGAACCCAAAGTCGCTCACGTGCTCAACAAAACGCAGATCGTACAGGTGGCATTCAGGGCCCGCCCACCAGGCTAGGAGCGCTTT